TTCTTGTCGTCTTCGCCGTTCGGTACGACGTTGAGGGTAACGGGAATCGGGTTTGCCTTGCTCCACGTGATCAGGTCGCCATTGACGCCCATCGCTTTGTCCCGAATCTGCATACTCGGCGCGTCGAACGGGTCGGCGTCGTCGGCGAATTGGGTAAGGTTGATCCCCGAGGGGAAGGTTTGCGAGGCGACGACCTGCACTCGCAGGCCAAATACGCTAATGTCTTGCATGGTGTTTTCTCCGGTGTCAGGTTAAGGGCTTAGATCAGAACGTGCGAACCTTCGACCTTGCGAATGCAATCGTCCTTCGAATAGATCAGGGTGTAAACCGCTTTCCATTCGGTGCGCGAGTCTTGCGTCGTGTAGCTCTGCAAAACGCAGTCGATCCAATAGCCGAGGCGGTAAACTTGTTGCCACGCCTGATCGTCACCGGTCAAATTGCCGATGTAGAGTTTTTGGGTCGTGTTCAAGTCTTTGCCGACACTGATCACGCCGTTAAACGTGGCTTGTTCGATCACGTTTTGCAACACGGCGAGCAATTGCGAACGGCCGGTCACGTTGGCCGACACGCGGGCGGCCGACAACAAAAGGGACATGATCGCAGCCCCGGCCGCATCCTTGAACCACATTTCATTCGCGTATGTGTTCATATCGACCGGATCAACGGCGAGGCCCATCATGACGCCGCGTTGATAGAAATCAATCATTTGACCGGCGGTTTGTGTGCGGCCGTAGTAGTTCACCCGGTTCGCGTCCATAGTATCGGCGACGGCGTTCGTCGAAACGCTCGGGGTCAAACTCGCTTGTTGATACATATAGTTTTGAACCGCGTTTCGCTTCGAGTACGCAGTCGCGGCGAGGATCGCGGCGGGCAATAGCTCGGGGAACTCTGTCGACAAGGGCGACAACGTGGTCGCAACGCCGCCAATGTTGGCGAGTGCGGCGTAATAGGTCGCGGCGTCGGCCTGCGCAATCGGCAACGTGAAAATGAACCGCACGTTGTAGGTGTCGTTTTGAGTAGCCACGGCAACGGCCCGGGCTTGCGTCAACGTGCCGATAAATGCGAACGTGCCGAAGTTGTCGGACACTTCAACCGACGAAATGAACGCGTCGACGGGTTCGACTGCGGCCGTACCGGGAGAAAACACGGCGGTCGCATCCCAACCCAAAAGGGCCGCAATGGGCGTGCCGGATGCGGCCGCAGCGACTGCGACGGCCTCGGGGCCTACCACACCCCCCACGAGTTCGAAACGGTTCGCCGTGGCGTTGTAAGTGACGGTTGCACCCGTCCAATCGGCACCGCCCGCAACGACCGCGCGAATCGCGGTTTGCAGGATCGTCGCGACGTTCGACAACGTGGTCGCGCTCGAAAAGTTGATGCCCGTCACGTCGGCGGTGTACGCGCCGAGGGTCAATTTAAGCGACCCGGTCGTGATGCCGGTAAATTGGGAAACGGCGAGGGTTTTGGTCGCACCGAAAATGCGACCCGCCGCCGCGACGTCAGCCCAACGGCCGAAACTGATTTTTTTCGGTGCCGTGATCAACTTCGAAATGAAGCCGAAATAAAACACCGCGCGCAGGTATTCGGGCGACGTGGTGCCGAAGTACGTCCCGACGTCGGTCGCGTTGTCCATTTCGATAACCGTCCCCACGGGAACGCGCACGTCGGTCGAGAACAATCGCAAAATGAGGTCGCGCAAGCGAACACCCACACCCCCGCCGACGCCCGACGTAATCGAAACGTATCGTTTAAAACTGATCGCCATTTGAAACCCCTAAACCCGGCTTATGTTGGCTTCGTACGCAACGACGGCCGGTGTCGTTGTTGCGCGTGTGCGTGTATGCGTCAAATCAATGTCGAAGGTTGGCACCGCTTCGAAGCGATCCCGCTCGGCGACTATGTACGGATTCCGAACGTCGGCGATCCGAAGAATCCCCACGCCTGCGGCCCTGAATGCCGACAACATGGCGTCGCTTTGCATGATACCCGAAACCATATTCAAAATGTCGGATTCGGTAAGCCCCGACACGTTCGCCGGGTCTTGAGGTATCCAAGCCGAAAATTGAATTGTGCTTTGATATTGCTGATCGTCGACACTATCGAACCGCCCGGTCGTCGAGTTCCACACGTCGCGCCGTTTGGGGTGTCCATAGCGGCGGTCGGAAACCTTGAAGTAATAGACGATTGGCCCCGAGCTTGCGCCTTGTTGGCGGGCCTGAAAATTGCGAGCAAGTTCGACCTCGGCGAGGTTCGTGTCGGCTTGCATGGCCGGGAGTAGCAACGAACGAAAGAGGGTGAAAATTTGTTTGTCGTTCATTGGGGAACCTCGACGCAAAGCATTTTCGTGAATCCATCCATCGCTTGCCAATTCTGATCACTCTCACATTGCCACACCTTGCCCGCAAAAATTATGCGATCCCCCTCGCGGTCGCGCGTGGTTGGCAGCACGCTTGCCGATGTGTATAACGTGGCGTAATTTTTGGCGAGGTTCAAGCCTAACTCTTGATACAACTTTTTATTTATCGCTTGAAAACTTCCCTGTATAGCCGCGGGTGCGGCGAACGTGCTTTCGTAATCGCCCGCAGCGTTCAACGCACGAGAGACAAACGCCCGGTGTTGTAGGGTTTCCATGCGAATAACTCGCGCGGCAATGCTCAAAAGGTTTGCGCCGGGGATGTTCATTTTTTAGCTTTCCTCTTTCACGGGGGTTATTGTGCCGTGTACCTCATACGACAAGGTGTTTAACATGATGCCCGTGTCGACAAGCGGTTTCGCGATAGTTGCTTTCGCACCTCGGCCGCCGTTGGCGAGCCTGTTTTTGCGCGCCTGTACCGTTGCCGTTTTGAGTGCGGGGGCTTGGATTTTCGTAATCGTCGCACGCACATGACCGCCCGCAGCCATCGCGACGCCTTCGATCACGGCGTCAGGTTTGATTTTGCCAAGTGCCGCAGCCCGGGCCAAATGCTCGGCGGTGTCTGCCCACTCTTGCCGCTTTTCGGTCGCCGTGGTGCGAAAGAACGGGCGGGGCGGGATACCCCTCGACGCACTCCCGAACTCGTGAACGGCGGCGATCCCTGCGACCGGTTGACCCCCTTCGTACACGGCCGACGGAAACCAACCGACGCGACCGGTCGCCCCGTCGAGCGATTTCACGGTTTGACGTAGGGCCTCGATTTTTCCGGCCTTGCGGGTTATCTTCATAAGAACACGCCGCCCACGCGCCGGAATGCCGCACTCTCGGGCAACCCGCCGACGAAGAAACCGCCCGCGCTTTGCATTTCCAAAAGGCTCGCGAGTTGCATCCCGTATGGGGTTGTATTGAGCCAAAAGCGCCATTGTGAGCGGATCGGCGGGGGTGCGAGGGTGACTTGTACGTGATCGACTTGTGCGCCCGTCACGACCCCGACTTGCCCTTGAAAATTGTTTTGCGCAACGATCACCCCGAGGGCCAAAAGGTGCGCCGTCATGAGGTCGAGGGCCGACGCCCGGGCGGCCTGCGGCATATCCCCGTAAACCTCGGGCGAAATGTACGCGGTCGAGAGGTCGAATTGTGATTGCAACTTGAGGTCGGGGAATGTTGCAGGGTCGGCAAATTGCGGGTAAACGACTCGAAAGTTCGCCGGGTTGAAAGTGATTGTCGTCATGGTCGGCACCTTGAAAGTAAAAAGGGCCGGGGGCTATCAAACCCACGGCCCATGCGAAGCGACGCCGGGGGCTTACTTGCGCTTTTTGGCGGGGGTTGCTTCGACGGGGTCGCCCAATTGCTCGCCGTTGGCGGGTTGGGTATCTGCGGGCAAGTCTTGAGACACGAGAGGGGCCGAGTTATCGCGCCCGGTCATATCGGCCGCCACGTCGTCGGCGTCGCCAGATTTTTCGGAAATTTGAACGAATCCGTTAGCCTCGTGCAGATTGAACACGGGGTTCGAGCGCAAGGCTTCGGCTTCCTCGGCGGTGACCGTGGTCACGACGCCGCGAGGGGTCACGAAACGGTCATTCGCAACGCCTGCGCCGCCTTTAATTTTGACCTCGGCGATCACCTTCGGCAAGTCGGCACCGCCCGGGGCGTGATTGGTATAGGTGACGTCGCTCGCGAGGGTAGAGAAAACATAAAGTTTCGACATGGTGAAAACTCCAAAAAGGGTTAAGGGGAGGAAAGTCGACACGATAACACAAGTCGACAATAAAAAAGCCCCCGGGGCGTGAACCTCGGGGGCTTTCGGTCTAGCGACTCGCGTCGTTTAGATGCCGGTCAGGCGTTGCACCGCGAACGGGCGTGTCACCAACATACCGGCGGTTGCGTTCGAGAAATCCTCGACGTAGCCTTTCGCCTGCTTTTCAGTGCCCAACGCTTGAAACTTCGCGGGCACCAATTGCTTAAAGGTCGCGCCGCCGTCGCTGCCCCCGTCGTTCACCTTGTCGGCGTGCAGATAAGCGACGTTCGCGCCGCCGTTGGCGTTGTTCAACTCAGGCGCAGACACGACGCGGCATTTCGGATAAGTCTCGCGCAGCCATTGGGCAACACTGACGCCGAAATCGCTCGTCACGGTCAGATAGTCGACGGAGTTCGTCGGCAGTGTGAGCGTGGTCGGGGTGTTGGTCGGGTCGATTTGGTCTTGCGAAGCGTTGCGCAGTCGTGCGAACATGCCGCGCAAATCGGCGGTGATGTTCAGGAACGACTTATTCGCCCACAAGGTCGAGGAACCCGAACCGGTCGCGGCCGCCGTGATGTACGCGGGCAAACTCGGATCGTTCAAGAAACCATAAGTCCGGTTTGCGCCGCCGTTGTAGCCATAGAAGCCGATGCGGTTGCGAACAATGTCGAGACTCAGGGCCGCAGAGCTACGCTTTTCGGCCGCGTTGTTGACGCGAACCCGGGCGCTTCGTGCATCTTCCAAAATGCCGACCTTGATACCCTTTTCGAAACGCAGCACGGTGCGACGTTCGAAATTCAGGTTCCAAGAGGACAACGGCACGTTCGTATAGTCGCCGTAGAGTGCGGCCTCGCCCAAAGGTTCGAGAACACCCTGAATGATTTCCTCGTCGTCCCACTTGCCAACGGTCGTAATGCCGACGATTTCGTCGATTTTGCGGGCCGCAGTGATCACGCGCACGAAGCCCGGGAGCCACGATTGCAGGAACTGCACTGGGTTGGAAATGCTCGCCGAGGTGATCAAGCCTTGGTTGTCGTCCATTGCGACGGCGTCGGTTCCCGAAAGCATGTGCGCGATTTGGTCTTGCACGAAACCGGCCGACAAGTTAATGCCGACACGGGACAACGCGCCAAACTCGGCGCAGTCTTGCGCAGCCATTTCGAGCGCGCGAACATCGCGGCCGAATACGTGGCTATGCACTTGAGTTGCTTGTTTTGCCATTTTGGGTAACTCCTTGTTATTGGTTCAAGCTGATCACGACCAAACCGGCGGCGGCGTTGGCATAGCGCACAACTTGCGCGCCTGCGATTTGGGTTTGACCGCCCGCCGCGTTGCCTGCACCGAGTTCGCCGGTAGCTTGCACGAAGTAGACGCCTTGCCCGATTTGTGCAGCGCCGTTCATTTGAACGAGGATTTCGCCGGTCGTGACGAACTCGCCCACGGTGCCTGCGGGTACGGTCAGGGTCGGAGCCAATGGGCCGCCGCCTGCGGTGCCGACGGATTGGAGGGCCTTCGGATTGCTCAGAATGCCGCCATAAACGCCGGTGCCGCCGGGTTGAAATTGGCCGTCGGCGGTGTCAATCGTGAAAGCACGACCGACCACGATGTTCGCGGCGGTGCCTTTGACGACGCCGGGTTGCGCACGCAACGGGCCTTCAAAAACGAGTTCACCGACAAGGCCGAAACCTTGGTTCAGTGCAACGGTGGATTGCAGAGTCATGATTTATTCCCCTTTTGTCAAATGACGGGTTACAAAATCGCCTTCGGCCTTGTTGCCTTTGGCGTCCATACCCGTCACGGTCGCGGCGGGAAGTTTTGCCGTTTTGGCTTGCAAGAAACCTTCGAGGGCGGCGACCTCGTGACCCTTGTCGGCCTTCACGCCGAGCTTATCAAGCCCATACGCGACGACTTCGTCGAGGGTCTTTTCAGCGTGGTCGAACGTGCCGACGTGCGCGGAAATTTGGCGGGCGAGTTGATCGCGGCGGGCGATGCGGGCAACAAACTTGCGTTCGAATGCGGCCTCGTCCATTGCGGCGGGTGCCATCTTGTCGGCGTCAGTCGCCGCGCCTGCGGGGGTTCCCTCGCCTGCGTTTTGTGTCGCGCCTGCACCGGCCTCGGCGGGCAACGCCTTGTCGGTTTCAATCGCGGATTCGGCGGGTTTGCCACCCATGCCCGCGAATGCCTCGGTCAGTTTTGCAACTTGCGGGGCGAGTTGGGAAACGACGGCGATCACTTCGGCGAGGGTCATATCACCCGCGCCCCCGCCGCCGCCTTCGGTCTTTTGTTCGTCAGCCATTTGATTTAGCTCCTTAGCGTCGAATGAAAAAGTCAGGCGATCCATAACGGCCACGTCCGGCCCCATGCGCCCCTCATTAACAAGGGCAAGATGATTGCCCCTGATTTTCCGTTGCACCACGTCATAACTTTGGCCGTTCCACACGCCCGCCGTAAAGTCGTAAATACACCGATAACCCGCCGACAACTCTCGTTTACCGGCCGCGATTAATTGCGCCAGTGTAGACGAAAACGCCTTGATATTCGCAAACAACGTGCCATCTTTAAAAAATACGTTTTCGCCGATAACACCTTGAACCCCTTTTTGTTCGGCGGGCATTGCTTTATCGGTCAGTTCCTGCGCGGTCGGCCCGAGCATCACATGATTGTCGATCCACGGGATCAACTTAAATGACGCGATACATTCGGGGTCGCTCAATTCCTCGGGCGGCCGTAGCACCTTGAAAATTTTGTCGGCCTCGGGGCCGGTCTTGCCGAGTTGGCGGCCCGAGTATTCAAAAATTCCCGCCTTGCTGATCGGGTTCGCCTTGACTTCGAACCATCCGTTACCGTCAACGGTGCGCGCATCCATACCCACGCCGCCCGCAGGCAACATGGCGAGGGTCGCGGCCGTGCCGGGGTGCAGGGGTTGCGGCAACGCGTGCAAGGGTGCCCACACGTAGCCCACATGCTCGCCATTCAAGACGGGCACGAAGGGTGCCGCGACGTTGACGCCGAACGTCGTCACGCCGTCGAAGTAATCCAACACGGCGAGCGGGTCGCCGGTCGTGTATCCGATTTCCTCTTGACTCTCGCGAATGGCGCATTGCTCGGGAGTCTCGCCCGGTTCAATCGTGCCGCCGACGAATCCCCATGTGTGGGGGTAATCGCCTGCGGTCGACGCGCGCAACACGAGCAACACCGATTCGCCGCAACGGTAAGCGATCACCGCCGCCCGGTCGTCGCATTGGGTAGCGTTGTAAGCAATCGCCGCAGCCTGCGCCGGGGCGTGACCGTTGGCGACTAGCTCGGCGATGTTCGCCCCGATTACGTCGGGGGTCGTTCCCTTTTTGAGTGTCATAGTTTTTAAATCTTCGTGCTGAGGGGATTAGTTAGAACCCTACAAGTGCCGCCAGCTCGTCACACGTCAGTACGTCAAGCTGGTTTGCATCGACCTTGGTACGCAGGTAGGCGCACATCTGGTCAAGGTTGGCAATCGTTGTGAAGCCAGTGCTGTGGTGATAGCTGCACCCGCAAGCACCCATCGTCACCGTCTCGTCAATGTATGTTTTGATGGTGGAGAACGGCACCGAGCCCGCACCGTCTGTCTGCACAGCATCTTGTTGTGCCAGCCAGCCTCCACTGTAATCAGCCATCCCCGCAAGCCCTCCGCCAGAGGGAAGTCCCACGTTGATCGTGTGCGCAGTGCTGCCGATACCCCGAATCCACACAAGCGCAGCCTGAATGCAAGCGGCTTTCACGTAAACGTCTGCGCCACCTTGGGGGAGAGCAAAGAACTTGGCTCCAGTAGGGATGCTCAACGCCTTCACCCCGGCGATGCCTGCAGCAATATCCGCATAGATAGCGCTGCTGTCGTTGCTGGAGCCGGGGTGCCGGTAGTTTGCAAGGCCTGCCCATGCACCAGTCGTGTTGTTCACTTTATTGGTGAACGAACCCTGATCTGTGGACAGCGTGAAAGTTGTGCTGCTGGGAACCGATGCCACGTAATACGTCACTCCCAGCGTGCACCCGGTAGGAGCCACGTCAGTGAACACAATCGGCTGGTTGATCAGGAACTGGTGGGGATTTTCTGCAGTGAACACAGAAGGAGAAGCCAGTGTGCCAGCGGTAATCCGGCGTCGATTGCTTGCACCCAATCCCCACGCGGACACATACGACGCAGGCAGGTTGTCAACCGTATTGCTCAAGAAATAGCCGTAAGGCCCCAGCAGCCTCAATCCGGCGTTCTCGTTGTTGCTCGGGTGACTATTGGAGTGACTACCCACAGACCATCCGGCAGCATAGATAGCCTGCACGTCCGCAGCACTCATGAACGCAGATGGCGTGCTTCCGTATCCATACTTGCCAGACGAACCCAGCCAGCCGGGGACGATGAACAGCGTGCCACGGAAGCCGTATTCCTCAACGATCTGCTGACCGCTGCGACCTTGAGAGCCTGCATATTGCCAGTTGGCTGTGCCCGCGAAGCCCGTTGTTGTGGCAGTTGTTTGCAGCGTAAACTGGTCGGTTGCCAGCGTAAACGAGGTGTTCGAAGGAACAGTCTGGACGTAATACGTTGTGCCAACTGTCAACGATGTGGGCGCAGTGTCGGTGAACCGGATAGGTGCGCCAATCGTCAAATTGTGTGGCGCACCTGTATTCAGTACGTTGGCCGCAGTGTTTGTCACCGCAGCGGCACCAGACACCAGCGCGGTGTTGTTTGGAGTTACCACATTGGCATAACCATCGTCGAAGCCTATCAAAAATCGGGGTCGGGCCTTCACATCAGCGTAGACGTTGCCGAACTTCAAATATTCGCCAGCCTGCCATGCCCCAGCGGGGCCGTTGTCTTTCTGAGTGATTCGAACATACGCAATCACATCTGTTCCGAAAACCCAGCCACCCCCTGCCACCGCTTGCGAGGCGGAAAATGTCATGAACTGCCATTGGTTCGTTGGCTCAATCGCCCCGTTCCATGTCAGCGTGCGGTTTGCGGCAGCGTTAAAAACACGCAGTTCAAAGTTCAGCGTGCGGGTGCCTTGGTTCTTCACCCAAACGCCCATGTTGGGCGCGACTGTTGCACTCACCGGCAAATACGCTTGCCCTGCGTCAAGCGGATTTTGCTGCCCAAACGACGCCGTTACGTTTTGAGTGAGTTGCAAAACTTGGGTGGCGTTGTCAGCCAAAGGCGGCAAATCGCCGGAAACCAGCGCAACAGTACCAGCTTGGTTTTGCAATGCGCTCGACCAGCTAGCTACCTTGCGGCCAAATGCGCCTCGATACGTCCGAGACGCCGCACCCTGTTTTCCGGAAATCTGGCCGAGGTATTTGCCGAGCGGTGTTCCGGTTGCGCTAGGAAGAACGCTCCCATCGGGCGCTTGAATGCCAGTTAGCCCCCCGGTGAGGGGATCGGTTTTTAAAGTTGCAACTTTAAAAACTGCAAGGGCTTTGCGAAATTCAACTAGAAAACTCATTGCTTCACCCATCGTGATACGTTGGTTAATCGGCCTGACGTATATGTCAGGGTTTGAACATATGTCCCGCCGCCGTAAGACGTGCCCGGGGTAGGGGGAACGACGACGGTGATTGTCGTCAAGTTGCCCGCTCCATCGTAGCCCATAGCCTGCGCTAAGTCGTCGGGGAAAATAATCGCGTTGTCGCTCGCCAACGCGCCGACGCTAATCGCCTCGGGTGCGCCGTTTAAAACTGTGCTGCGTTCCATGTTGTTTATTCCTTGTCAAATTGAAAAACCGGCGACATTGTGCATTTGCAGTTGGGAGCTTGCCCCGGAATACCACGCTCGCCCGTGCGTTGGTCGATCACCGGGAGATTATCGAACGAATAAACTTCCCCGTCCATTTCCTGATGATCCTCGCGAGGATGCGCGCCCCCGCCCGAATGGTGCCACATAAACTGACGCACCCCGATTGCTTCCATTCGGCCCCGGTTGATTGAGTTGTAAACCTTGCGCGTTTGGTCGAGGGCAATGTTTTTCGCGCGGCGGTGCGTCACCCCTTCGAATTTTTCTAACGCCGGGATTAAGTCTTGTAAACCGTTCCCCGCGGTAATCGAGCGCATCACCGCCCCCTCGACTTGCCTCAAGTATTCCGACGCGATTGATTTGATCAACCCGACGTTTTCGACGACGCTCGCTTTGTAAATGTTTTGCAACACCGGGTTCGACACGCTCGTTTTTAGACTCATGCCGCCCGATAGCTTTTGCAAACTCGAATGCAACGAGGCACGCCCGGATTTTTCGGCCGCATTAATCATGCCCTCGGCGAGCGGTCGGGCTTTTTTAGCGAATAGGGCCTCGAAGCGTGACGACAACGACGAAAGCAGAATGCGCGATTGACTCGCGATTGTGGCGTCGGTCGCGAAGTGAGCGGCCGCCGCGTCGGTCTTGAATAGCTTCACAACGTCGCGTTTTACTTGCGCCGTCATTTGTGCAGTTAGCGCCGACAAGGCGTTGACATAGCGCACCGACACGGCGGCGTTATGTTGGAGCGGTTCACCCTTGAACGTCGTCGGAGTCGACCGGGCCGCCGCCCACGCTTCACGCTTCGCCGTTAGTTTTAGTTTCTTCATTGTCGTCGCTTGTTGCTAAACCATTGTGCCCGCTCGCCTCGTCGGCTGCAATGCGATTGCGCACGTCGAAACCGTCAATCGCCCCAATGTCGACGGCGAGAATTTTGTCGGTTTCGGCTTTGATCTTGTTCACCTCGGCGGCCTCTTTGCTCGATAGGGTGTCGAGCGGTTTCCATGTGCAATCGAGCGCAAAGGGTGCCACGGCAAAACGCGGCGCAATTTCCGAACGAATGAGACACACGATATGCCGGTCAATCAAAGGTTCCATGTCGTTCACTTGGATCGACTCTAGTTCCTCGTGGTAGCTATCTTCCTCATACGTGCCCGAGGCGTTGAAGCCCTTCGGCGTGGTGCCTAGTAACTTCGTTGCAGGCATGTTAGCTGCGGCCGCAACGATTTGGTATTGCGTCATGATCACGGCGTCGAGGTCGGTCAGGCTCGTGTCGTGTTGCTCGATTTGGTCGTCTTGTTTGTCGGCAACTTTCACCCCTTGGTTATCGCGCCAACCAATCCAGCGAGCGAGTTTATTTTCGAACGACGCTTGATTCGCGAGGGCCTTCGCAACGTCGGTATAAAACACGGTTGTTCGTTTGGTCAACGCGAGCAACGGGGCTTCGTTGGCCGTGCGCTCGGCCGCATAGACTCGCTCGTAAATCATTTGGGGCAAACTTAACCCGCCGTAAAGATAAGACGGTTTCAGAATGTCGGCGACCTCGGGGCCGCGCATGATCACCACATGTGACTTGTGGTAACGCTTGCCGTTAATTAGCCAGTATGTCGGCTCGTAGAAGTCGAGGCCCGCCGGGTTGCTCGAACCCGACGCGGTCAACTCGGGCAGGCACCAATAGGGGTCGATTTGCGAAATGCCCTTGTAACTCCCGGGCGTGATCGAATCCGGGTTGAACGGTTTCACGTAGTAGTCAGGATCGGGATTTTCGACGACGCACAACGCAACGCGAATGCCAAACACCCGGCCCATTTTCACGAACTCGACGAGGTGTTTGTTTAGCTTGAACCGCTTGTTCGCCTTGTTGATTGCGGCGAGTATGTTCGCGGGTACTTCCTCGCCTTCGTTGGCGGTCAACTCGTAGCCCTTGCGGATCGCGTCGCGCGCAGGGATTAAACACGCTTTGTTGATAAGCCAGTTTTGCGCAAGCAACGCGCAAAGTTGATATCCGATAAAGCCTTGCGATCCGTACCAATTCGCCTGCGCGTCAGGGATGCCGACTTGATTCAAACTAAATATCGACTTGAGCGAGTTTTCGCCGTTGCTCGCATCCATTGCGAACGCCACACGCTCGCCCGTCGTGTCGTCAATGATCAAGGCTTTTTCAAGCGTCTTAGGGATCGCGCGTTTCGTCAAATTTTCGAGGCGTTGCTCGCGCGTCAAAAACGTGTCGGTGTCGAGGTCGGTCGTGAAAAATGAGGATCGTTCGGGGGCGGGCAAGGCTTTGACGTCCACAACTCCCGGGGCCGGGGCGGGCGCGAATAGCCAATTGAAAAAACGTGCGAGCATGGTCGTTACCTCATAGGTCGAAGAATCCGCGACGGGTCGGTTCGCCGGGTGCGAAAGCAATCATAACGGCGTCGGCGAGGTTTGGCGATTTGCTGCCCTCGGGGGCCTTGTCAATCAAGAGTTTACCCGCGCCGTTTTCGGAGTAGGTCGGTTGTGATAGCTCGCCGGTAAGTTTGGCGAGTTGGGGCAACGTCGGCGAAATCGAAATCAACTCGTCAGGGTCGCTTACCGGGTGCCCCAACGTCACCGCGCGATATGTTCGCAGGAACCTAAACCGAAGTGCCCACCATCCCTGCGCCTTTGCGTTGGCGAAGTAATCTTTGTTTGTGCGCTCGTCTTTGTCCCGGTCGGTGTTGCCGTCAACGCTTGGAATTTTGCCGTCAGGATCAACAACCGAAGCCGACCCCCGGAAAGGCTCGACGACGAGGCCCGCGTCGCGTTCGGCCTCGACTCGACGTGCGTCACCTTTGACGCCCGCGCCCAATCCGTCTGCGTCGTATCTAAAACCCTCGTAATTTCCCTGCGCACAAATGTCGAAAGCCTTTTCGGTTGTTTGGTAAATGTCGGAGCCTTTGCCGCTCCATGATTCGATGCAATCCAAGAGGATGCCGTGACGGCCCGCGAAGGCGTTCAAGTCGGCCCCCTCGTCGGCAACGTCAAGCCCGCCGCGTCGCGCGCCCGTGGGCACAATCCCGAGCTTCGCATGGGCATTGATCGCGGCCTGAATCCATTCGTTCGGGATGACCACGCCGGTAACGCTCGCGTTTTCGTCAATGTCGTATTCCTGCGCGATCACTTGCGGGTCACGCGTCAATTTTAGGTTTTCATACCATTGCTCGGTTTTGCGCGGATCGTCGCGCCAATGGAAAACGAACACGTCGTCGGCGGGCCATGATCGCCGCTTGATCGAGAACGGTGTCGTCGGCCCCTTGACGCTCGACATATCAATTCGGCAATTCGTGGTCGCGCTTAGTGATTCCTCGGCGCGTTGTGGTCGTTCTAAGTGCGCGGATTCGTCGACGAAATAAATCGCGGTTCGATCCCCCCGGCCGATGTTGTCGCCCGCCTCGCCCGTGATAACGCTCCCGGCCTGCGGGAACGTCAGGCGCATAAACGCCCCGTGTTTGTCGCGATCCCAACCGCCCCGAAACTCGGCGGGCAAATTGGCGATAAAAACGCGGGCCTTGTAGAACAACGATTTCGGGGAGTCGAGGCGGTCGACGTATTCCTCTTTTCGTGATCCGAAGCCGATAGCCATCCCCTCGTAAAAGAGGCATAACGTGCAACTCATGGCGATAGCGACCCAACTTGCCCCGGTGTCGCGTGACTTAGGAACGACGCCGTCTTTCCCGTTGCGCCAATGGTTGTAAATCCATTGCATGAGTTCGACTTGACGCGGGAACGGGATAAACGGGATCGTCGCGGGCAACCCTCGTTCGATGTTGCGGGGGTCGTAAGTCATGCCCCAATCTTCGACGAATTGCCACGGGTTCGCCTTGTAATGCGCCCGCATGATATGCACGAGGCCCGGGTCGGCCCGCAACTTCGCGAGGATGCGCAAACGCCTTTGATACACCGCCGCATAGTCGGGCGCGAGGAAGTCGAAACCCTGCACGCTAACCGCCCACAATCTGCGAATACAACGCGCCGAGGGCCTGCGGGTCGGTCGGTAGGTCGACGGGCACCACGGCCGCGACAAGCGGTTTCCCATCCTTGCCCGTGAGTTCGCGGCGTTCGATCAACAACCCGAGGTGTTTCGCGATTTTCTCGCGGACTGCCTCTTGATCCTTGAGCTTCACTTCGACGCCGTCTTTCGTTTGTTTCACGCCGGCAATTAGCTTGCGTTGCGACTCGGTCAGGGTCGACAAGTCGGCGACGAACACCTCGGCGACGCCCTCGCCTTCACACTCGGGGCATTCGGGATTCGGGTCGCGGATTTTGGAGAAATCGAAACCGCCGTCGCAGGGCGGGCACGGCTTGCCGTCGGTGATCGCCTTGTCGACCGCCGCCGCGTACTCGCGGGCCGTCCATTGGTAGCCATTGGCGAAGCCCCAACAATGGCGGCAATTGACGCGGCGAACGGTAACGATCCCCGTCGGGTCGGCCGTCGCGACTTCGATCCAATCGCGCAGCAAGTCGGCGGCCTCGTAGCAAGCAGCCTTCGATACGCGTTCGAGTTGTTCGGCGAGCAATTGCTGAATCCGAACATCGCCGAGCAATCGAGCGGCGACCACGCTCGCGGCGTTTTCGTGTTGGGTATAGCCCGCCCGCATCGCGGCGCGCGTGCCGTTGCGGTCTTTCGCGTATTCCTCAATAAACCGAGGGACACGCTTCGAGCGAATGGGATCTAAATTTGTCATATGCGGATACTACACGATACGACACGCACCCACAAAACACCCACGGTCAAAACCCGGTTACTTTTCGCCGGTTGCCATTTTCCCTATATAAATCAATCACTTATCTACTCTTTACCCCTTTAACTCTATAAATAAATTATAAATAAGAATGTATACACTATGATGCATATATACACATTACATACCTAATCATATCTGTTCGCTACTGTTGTAGGTTTTTAAATGTCCGGTTGGTAAGGGTTTTTACCCCTTTTCGGTTAAAAACTTGTAGAACGTATGTGATACACTGCGCATCTAATACTTAGAGGCCGCTATGACACTGCAAATAATCACACGTAAAGACGCCCACGCCGCAGGGCTTCGCCGATTCTTCACGGGCCGCCCGTGCGCTCACGGTCACACCGCCGAACGCTTCGTCACGACGGGCGGTTGCGTTGCCTGTAATGCGGCACGCTCGAAAGCGTTCGGGCAACAAGCCAACAAAACCGACGGGAAGTTCGTTTATCCCCTCGCGCATCCCGACGACCACGCCGCCGCATGGGCTTACTGTCAGGCCCTCGACCTCGCCCGGGGTGCGATCCCTACCCAACGCCCCGGCACGCAGCCTGCGGCACCTTTTGACGTGGTCGCCGCCCGGGTTGCTGCGTTCAAGGGTCACGACGTCCCACCCGAGCAATCGACCACGCTCGCCCCGGCAATGGCTGATCAATTGAAAGCCCTCGGGGTGATCAAGTGAAATCAAAACTCGCCCGGTTTGAATTTGATTTACCGCCCCTCAAGGTGTCGGCCGCGTGGGGCTTTTGCAATCAACTAAGCGCGGCCCGAGGGCTACCCCCGCCGCCCACGCGTTACCGCCGCAACGGCCTATCGGTACGCATTCACCCCGACGACGTGCAGGCGGCGAAAACTTTTTGCGAGAATTTAAAATAAAGTGTTGCGCAAATAAATTTCGTGTTGCATAATTGAGCCATCAACAAACAACCGGGGCCGCACCATGAAAATTTTAGGAACGAACGACGCCGTCAACGCCTGCGAATGCTGCGGCAAATCGGGCTTGAAATTTACCGTCATGGTCGACATTGGCGGCGAGGTGTTGCACTATGGTTCGACATGCGCGACACGCCACACGGGCAAGACTTCGAGCCAAATCAAACAAGCAATCGTCGCCGCTCGTGACGAACGCAAAGTCGCGGCCCGCAAGTTGCACCGCGCAACCCCTGAATTTTTGGCCTATCAAGCCAAACTCGCCGAAGCGTCGCGCGCCGGGTTACGCCCCGGCCGTGAGTTTCACGCATTCGTCGCACCGGCCGCCCACGCCGCCGACGAAACCGCCCGGGCCATTGCTGCGGCCCATAACCTTGAAACATGGGAAATTTTATGATCATGGAAAACGTAAAAGTCGGCGACCTTGTCGCGGTTCGCCTTGACTATGTGCAACGCGTCGTTCCCGTGACCGGTGTCACCCCGACCCGCTTCACCGCAGGCGGGAGCACATTCAGCAAAGCCGACGGGCGGCCTTATGGGTTGGCACGCTTTGCCGACTGCGGCCCCGCGACCGTACCGTCGAACGCGCAAGTCATGGCCGAGCGTTGCAGGGCGGCACGGTATCGCCTCGCGAAACTGATCGTCACCCCGACCAATATCGACGCGGTCGAGCAACTTATTAACCCTACGAAACAATAAGGTATTGCGTTATTTGATTTCGTGTTGCATAATTGAGCCATCAACAACGCAACGAGGTTAAAAATGCAAACCATCATCAACCAACTGAACGAAGTTTTCGCCCCAATGGATGCCGAAGTTTTGGAGTCGTCGAAAGAATGGGCACGCAGTCGCGTCGCTGCGTTGGCTACCTTCAAGGCAAGTGAAGAATATCAAGCCCTGCGCCGCAACGTGTGGGCCTTGTATCCAAAGTTGCACACAATCGCCGGGGGTAAAACTTGGTATGCCTTGTTTAACCAAAACACCGCCGCAGCAATTGACGAATTTATGACCAAAAATTGCGCCGCCGTTGTTGCAAAGCGTAACGCAATGATCGCGAAGAAACTCACCGCCGCCGAAGTGACCGACGTCACCGAAACCAAGTTCACCCACACCCGCGACGGTTTCGACGGAATCTTTCGCGTGACTACCAACAAAGGCGACAAGCGTGTCGAGGTTCGCACGATCCGCGCAGGCGGTTACAACATCCAGTGTTTGCACCTTCGCGTTTTGGTTAGCGTGAAATAAATCAACCCCGGGCGGCCTGCGTGGTCGCCCACACTCCCGAAAGGTTTCCCATGTACTCAAAAGAGTATTGCCGCACCATCGCCAACGGTCGCACCCGCACCGATCCCGAGGCCGCCCGCGTCATTCATTGGTTGCTCGACGCCCTCGACGAAACCGAAGTCGCCGCGCTCGAACTCAAAACACAATCAGAACTCACGGCCGCAAAGGCTAACGGGCGCACTTGGACACTTGCCGAGGAACGCGCAGCCCGTCGCGCGATGCTCCCGCACTCCGACCAACTTTGCAAGGGGCCGAACTGTAACGCCGTGCGCGGCGGGGTTCACTCGCCCGAGTGTGTCGAACGCCACGAAATCACCACGGCAACCGGCGACGGTCGCCACTTTCGCGGCCGTGGTGTATTGCAAACGATTGCCCCGACCGCCCGAACTGCGACGTGTGTGATCCCGACGACGATAATTAACCGCTTGACATTCCCGTCAAGTGTTGCATAATCCTCAAACCCTCAACCCTTGAAAGACTCTTAAAAATGAACGCTCCCGTTTCCCTCAAAGCCCTAGCCGAAAGCAAAGCCGACGGCATTCAAAAAGCGACGACGTTTAAGGTTCGCCCCGATGCGGTCGAATTTGAAGTCGGCTTCAATCTGCGCGACGAAGGCCCCGAACTCGACGCCCATATCGACCAACTCGAAGCGGCCATGCGTGCCGGGGCACACGTCCCCGCGATTGACTTGTCGGTCGTGGATGGTCGCATGATCGTTCGCGACGGCCATTGCCGCACCCGTGCCGCTCGTCGCATCGAAGGCTATATGCTCGAAGCCCGTCAAGTGCGCGGCAACGAAGCCGACGCCGTGTTTCACATGCTCGGGAGCGATCAACGCAAGAGTTTTTCGCCGGTCGAAGTTGCCCGGGGATATATGCGACTCGTGAACATGGGGCAAGACGTCGCAGCCATTGCGGCCCGCCTCGGCGTTCACCGCTCGACCGTCGAAAACGCCCTCGCACTCGCCGACGCCCCGGTCGCAGTGCAAAGCATGGTCGCGGCGGGCACCGTGTCGGCCTCGCTTGCCGTCAAGACGGTACGCAAAGAGGGCACCAAGGCCGCCGCAACGCTCGCGAAGGCCCTCGACACTGCGAAGGCAAGCGGCAAGGCGAAAGCGACCGCAAAGCACGTCGAACCGAAGCCACGCGGCCAAACCCTACCCCCGCCCCCTGCGGCACCGTCGAACGCCTTCGCCGAGTTCGTGACGCGCGTCGCCGATATGAACCCAATCGCCACGCACCGCCGCGAGGAAGTCGTCGACTTGATCACAACGGCCCGTCGTTTGTTGGGGCGGTCATAAAAGAAAAAATCACGTTCGCACTCGTGTTCGGCCCTGCGTTGATCGCGTACCCGGTCGGGCTTGTCGTTACTGCGTTTCGACTTGCGTTCCTGCGCGGCCGTGACGACGCGGTGATGATGCTCGCCCGGGCACTTGCTCGGCGCAAATAACCCCGCGTTGCAATTGGGTATTGCGTTATTTAATTTTGTATTGCATAATTGAGCCATCAACAACGCAACGGAGTTAAAAATGCAAAACCCAACCATCGCGCAAACCATCCTGCAACAACTCGGCGGCACACGCTTTGCCGTCATGACCGGATCGAAAAACTTTGTCGGCGGTTCTAACTTCTTGCAATTCAGCGTCGGCCGTGGCACTAAGAACAAGGCGAACAAAGTCAAAATCACGCTCGAAGCATCCGACCTCTACACCTTGGAGTTTTTCAGCGTGCGCGGTGTCAACGTGAAGCAATGCGGCGACGCCGTTCGCGACGTGTACGCCGACAAGTTGCAAGCGGCATTCACCGAGGCGACCGGCTTTTATACCAACTTCTAACAACCCCGGGGGTGCAGGCCCCCACACTCTCGAAAGGTCGTTCTATGAATACTCGACGTTACGCCCGGACACTCGACGAAGCCTTTCGGCATACGGCCGATTACGGGTGCGCGGTGACACGGTACGAACGCCCACGCGCGCCGCGCCTCGTGTGGGTTGTTGTGGTCGTCTTGTTGGGCCTCTTGCTATGCGCCGCACGCTAACCCCCACGCAGCAACGCGAAGCCGACGACCTTCGCGCCCGGATCAAGACGCTAAAGGCTGCGGGCTTGTTCGCCTCGGCAAAGGCACTTCGCCGCAAGTTGCTTGCGTTGCTCGGCGGGTACGAATTACTAGAATAACCCCGCGTTGCAATTGGGTATTGCGTTATTTGATTTCGTGTTGCATAATTGAGCCATCAACAACACGAGGTCACAAAATGACTGAAAATCTTATGCGCGAAGCATATTTCGCATCAATGCGGGAATTCATCGATGCTGTAAATCGCGGGGCTTTGCTGACTCATTGGCATCCCATTTTGGGGTTTATCTAATGACCGGCCCGAAAGAACTCGCGGCGATTGTCGCGGGGCTTGAACTCAAGGTTCAAGGGCACCCAATGTGCCTGCGCTTTGAAAAGTTGCCCGGGGTGTACCGGGTGATTTATCCCGACGGCGACTTTTCAACCCACGGGGCGCAAGCTCGCCACACGTCAGGCGGCAAAATCCGGGCCTTAAACCTATTACTCGACGCAATCGAGCGTGAATGGGTTCGCAGTATCCCCAAATAAAAAAATCCCCCGAGTAATCAAACCCGGGGGATTTCCCGTTTCCCTCAACCTTGGAGCCTCGGAGCCTTCGCAGGCGCGGCCAGTGTATCACACATCCGAATTATGGCGAGGACTTCAACCGCAAGGGCGGTGCGCCCCTCGTTAATGTGAGCGGCCCGCCGACGCATCAAACGGGCGCGCAGGCGTTTTAAATCGTCCCCCGTGTGGGGTAGAGGCTTGCCGGTCATGATTGCACCTTGAACGGGCTTGTCGACTGCGCGAGGCTATAGGCCCGGGCAATGTCGGCGGCCCCCACGATCCGGGCGTCGGGGTGATTCGCCAAAATGAACAATTGAGGTTTGCGCCCGTCAGGCTGCACCGGGTTGTTTACGCGGCCGTCGACTAGCCCGGGGTGCAATATGTACCCCATGCCCTGCAACATTTCGCGCCGTTTCATGTGCGACAAACGGTTGCCCATTTTGAGCGTGTCGGTGATCAAGCGGTCGAGCATGACCGACGAAACCCAACCGCCCATAAATCCGGGCGTGTCTTGCGCGATCACCTCGGCGATTTGTTGCTCGACGCCGCCGCGACTCTCGACGATTGCGAGGTCGGTTGTCGACGTATCGGGCGCGCGGTGCATTGATCCGGCGGGGTTGAACTCGGGGTTTATTGGGTACGTGTGAAGCAACTCGGAAACAATCGCGAACCCGTCTTGATGCTTGAGCCAGTCATAAAGGCGGGGGAAGTAATCGCCGCCCATGCCCGAACGATCAATATCGGCCTTTGTTTGTTGGGCCGTGTAGAACAAGGCGAAGCGGCGAGCGTTGTCGGGCGTCTTGCGAATGGCGGTTCGGTAGTTCGTGGTGATCAAAAAATTCGCGCAAATACTCATGGATTCCTGATCCACGCCCTTAAATTGAACCTGAATGCCCATGCCCCCGGTAATCAAGGTTTTCAACGCCTCGACAATATCCTCGGTTGAAAGGTGATCCGACCCGCGCAATTCTTCCAAGGCGATAAAAACTTTGTTCGCGATCCATCCGTTGAAGTCGCTCAGAATGTCTTTTGCTTTCGGCCAATGCGTGTAATGTTGCCCGACCGCCTCGGCAACGCAGGCTGAAAAAAGCGTTTTACCGTTACCCTCGGCACCTTGCAAGACGGGTGCCCACGGGAATTTAACCCCCTTGTGTTGCACACATGCGGCCATGTAAGACAATAAGATTTGTTGATCGCGTTCGTCAGGCAAGACGCGGCGCAAGTGATCGACGAAGGGCGTCACGTCGCCCACACTTCGCCGCACGTTGGCGGGCCAATAGGTATTAACGCGCAGGCGACCCGCGTCGTTCAATATCGCCCCGGGAGCCTCGTTGGGTTTAAAACAAATCGTGTCGGCCCGGGGTGCGCGCAAAACTTGCGATTCGGTGAACGCTTCCCACGCGTTGCGACTTGTTCGTTCGTTGACTGCATCCATAGCGAACGCGTAACCGCCGAACGCGACCCGGAATTGATCGGGTTTCAACAAGGCCCCGCCCGGTACTAAAACGCGGTGCCGGTCTTGCACGTAGACGCAGCCATTAAAAAGGGCCTTTTGCGCGTCAGGCTGCAAAAAGGTGTTGCCGGTGACGTCGGACTGCGTGGGGGCTTCGGCGGCCGCCTGCGGCACGCTCGGCGGTTCGGGGGCCTTGTCGGTCAACACGTCACCCGGGCGCGCGAGGATTTCGGCAATCGTGCGGGGTAAGTAATCTTCACGACTCCATTTTTCGCGCACGAGTTTCGACTGACGCATAAGGGACAAAATTCGCGTGCCGTGGCGACCCGTCCAAAATGCCAAATGTGACACGAGGGCCGCGTCGGCTTGTGAGGCGTCATACATGCGCCCGCCGCCGTCGGGGTACACCTTAGCCAACACCTCGGCGTTCGCGTCCCAAAGGTCGGCAAAACTCGCCCGGGTGCCGAACGCACCGGCCGCGCTTCGTGAGTTCAACGCACGGCGCAACAACTCGGCGTCGTCGGTAGGGCCTCGCCATTCAGCGACGGGGGCGTCAGACAACGAAAAGTCGCCGTCGGCACCCATACCCGCACCCGGGGGAAAATAGTCAGCCGTGATCGCATAGAGGGCCGCCGTGTGGTCGGTTGCTGCGTTACCCATTGCGCCGACGCCGGTCAAGGCTGCAAAGCGTAATTCGGTATAAAACTCCATGCCGAGCGCGGCGTTTTTCTTGCCGTGCGCCGGGGCTTGCCCCATACCGAAAATGTGCACCCCCCGGCCGGATTGGCTCAATTCCATAGCGGCACCGGGAAACAACGCGGCGACCTTTTGGGCCGTGGTCGACCACACCTTGCCGTCGAAACATTCGTCAATATCGACGAAAAAGAACGGATCGTTCGCAGTGAACACGAAGCCCACGCCGAAGCCTGCGCCCCAATGCGTCGCGACCGCGCACGCGTGTTCGGCCGTTGTCCAATTGGCGGGGTCGTGCGCGGCGCATGTGTGCCCGGTATGGGGCGACACGGGCAATTTATCCATTTTGCCGGGGCGTGAACTCGGCACGAGTTGATAACAAAGAAATTGCCGATACGCGGCAAGCGGCGCGAGGGCCGGGGGCAATGATTGCACGATTTAACCCCGTAGTGATTCGATTGCGCGTGCGCGAATTTCCTCGGGGGCTTTCATTGCGTGGCGATCCTTCGCCGCCAAACCTTGCGCAATTACCGGCAAGCATTCAACGCGAACGGCCTCGCGCATGATGTCGCGACGTAGCTCGGGCATGGTGCCGAAATGGTAAGTAATGAGCGACGGGGGCACCTTCGCACGCTCGGCGATTTCCTCGCGCGTAATGCGCGCATAACCCTTGCGGGGTGCGATTGCGAGGGCTGCGGCGAGGATTTGGGCGATCCGTTCGCGGGCTTCTAGTTTGGGTTGATTTTTTGACATTGGGAAATTGTATTCGAGTTGACGGGTTCGTCAAGTTATAAAGTACCGGGGCCGGTTGCAAACCCCGCGTCACCGCCCCGGGCGTTGATCATGTTCGCCCACGCAAGCTGCGCCGGTTCGCGATCCGCGCCCGTGTATTGCCATCCCGGTTCTTTTACTTCACGGCACAAAAACTGCGCGACCATGTGCCCAACGTGGTGCGGTTCGATCATGAGCGGGCGAAACCCCACGAGGTCGGCCGATTTCAATTTTTCGTTCAACTCTTTCGAGTCGTTGGCGAGGCCATAGCGCACGAGGCGGCCCGATTTGTCTTGCAACGCGCCGACGTTGTTACGGAATAGGTAACACCCTTTTTGACTCGCTTCGATGCGGATCGCGCTTTGTGCCCACGCTTCGGACTTACCCACCCCGGGGGCGTCGGGTGCGAGCGGGGGCGTATAGGTGCCGAGGGTCGTTTGTAGGTCGCGCAAGCATTCAAGGGGGATGCCCCAACGTCGCGCCCATTCGTGCAAATTTCTCATTTTCAAACCTCACCAACTGCAAAAAGAACATCCCGGGCCGTCGTTCAAATGTTGACGGGATTTTGTTCGCCAAACCGGCTTATCAATCACTTTTGAAATTGCAATAACTCGCCGATGTTGTTCGCGACCGAAATCGTCAAAGTTGTACGCACGTTCGCGCGTAGCCTCGCCGCCCGCTTCGCAAGGAAAACACCCGACACGGTCAAACCCGTGGTTATAGAGCGGGTTCAAATTTTCCGAACCGACATAATCTTTCACGTCGTCGACTGACCATTCGAGAATCGGCAGTCGAAACATGACGCCCAATTTTTCCAAGCGTTTCGGAAATTTGTGTAAAACTTCGTGCGGTGCATACACGTCAGAACCGACTTTCCCGGCGTACCGAACTGATCGTTCGCGACTTTCATCAGATCGCATACCTAACCAAACTTCAAACCCTTCGCCGAAACTTGCGGCTAAAAATGGTAATAGCGTTTGGCGGGCCACAACTTCAATTCCTCGGTGCAAAACCTTTGCCCGCCGACCGGGAATGTGCCGTGCTTTATTATTTTTTCTTCGACCGAACCCGCGTTCACCTTGTCGATTTCGACGCCATAAAGCGTTTTCATTTTTTCGACGTGTTCGTAAGTCAAGGGATGTTCCCATTTGGTATCACAAAAAAGCCCTCGCACGTTTTGATTCCCAAAATTTTCAATCGCGAGTTTTAGGCACGCTTGCGAATCTTTACCGCCGCTAATTGGGACAACGACTAACGGTTTTTTCATGCTGCAATAACTCCATGTTGATCGAGTACCGCTTTGATCCGGGCGGCGAGGGCTTCGGCTTCACTTCGCCCCAACGCCTGCGCGCTCAAAACGTCAATGTTAAACGTGTGGTAAAAAATTCGGTAACTTTGCGAATCGTCATAACCTTTCGTGCGTTGCCAACCCGACCAAAGTGCGATTAATTCGCGCAAGAAAAATTGAGCGTTGACCCGGGCGAGTTGAGCTTTGCGCGCACCGGCCGCCGCGATTGGGTCGAGGTGTTGGGGCACGACCGGGGCGGCGTCGAGTTGGATCACGCGACCACGCAGGGCGGCGAGCGTTTCAGCGTCGAGTTCGTGCAAGTCACCGTCGACGAACTCGGGTGCGTTGCGTGCCGGGGGTTCGGGGTAGAACCCGCAAAACGGGCAGCATTTATGGAACCGCTCGTATGTTTGCGCGCAAACCTCGCCGGTTCCCCCGACGTTGTCGTTCGCACAAATACGCGTCGGGATCGCGTCAGATGCCCCCGAGCTGCGTTTTGCCCGGGCGTCTAGGGTGTCGACCCTCGGCGCGTCGGGTAAACCGTGCCTGATCACGTTCCCGACGTGGTCAATAATCAGGGCGTAAGGCTTGCCGCTTGCCGCTATGTGCGCGCGGCGTTGCTCGTTCGTGTACGCATCCCAATGGGTCGCGATTGCCGGGTCGATCATGAGGCGTAACGCGCGCCCGAATTGCTGCACATATAGCGGCCAACTCTCGGTTTTTCGCACCATCGAAACGACTTCGATTGCGGGCAAGTCGAAACCCTCGCCGAACAAATCGACGTTCACGAGTTGCAAAATTTCCCGACGCTTGAACCGTTGCAGAATTTGAATGCGCAGTATGTCGGGCGTTTTCGCGCTCACGATTTCGGCGGGCACGCCTGCGGCCTTGAAGGCTGCGGCGATTTCTTTCGCTGCGTCAACGTCGACCGCGAAGGTCACGCCCAACCCCAACCGACCGAGCTTTTCCATGCACACGGTTTTATAGTGCCGCACCACGTCGCCGACGATTTTGTCGGATGCGTGAACCGCCGCGCGCAGTTTGGCGGGCGAGTAATCACCCGAGGCCGTAACCGTCACCTCGGAATAGTCGACGTCGCTCGGGGGTGCAAAAATCTTGTAATCGGTCATATACCCCGCGTCGATCAAATCGCGCATTTCGGGGCCGTTGACCATTGCATGAAACACCCCGTCGGCGTGCGCTCCCAACCCGGCACCGTCGGCGCGTGCGGGCGTGGCTGTCACCCCTAGCCCGTAAGCGTTGGGGAACATTTCAATTGCTCGACCCCATTTGTTCGACCTCAATAAATGGTGCGTTTCGTCTTGTACCCACAAGCCGACTTGACGAAACCATGAATCCTGCGAAACGTCGCGATTAACGAGCGTATCAACGCCGCAGGCCCCCACACGCGCGCCGGGATCGTAGAACGACCGGTTCAATTCGGCCATGTGCAAGGTGACGCAATTTTTCCGAAGCGAGTCAGGGCCTATGATGCGGTGCCGCACGCCTTCGCGAGCGAGTGCGAGGCTTGTTTGACTCACAAGTTCGGATCGGTGCGCAATGACTGCGGCCGCCCGGTCGGCGGTGTTCACGACGTCGGAAAACAAAACGGTTTTGCCCGACCCCGTGGGGGATTTAACTAGCACGTTTCTATTCCCGGCCGCCCAATGTTGAAAAACGGCGGCCTTGATGGTTGCTTGATAGGGGCGCAATCGACTCATATAGAAATTTATTTCGTATTACTTGACGGATTCGGCAAGTGCCTAATATACTGCACTCCCCTACAACTTGAAAGGTACTTTTTATGAAACTCGAAATCAACCTCGCCGACCGTGAAGAAATCGAGGCGGCGGTTCCCCTCTTGCAATTGATCCTTGACGGCACCATGACGCCGCAGCGTGCAGCCCCTTTGCCGGTGTTTGCCACTTCGCCTGCGGTTGCACCAACGCCAACCAATGCCCCCGAGGCTGCGACGGTTTTTTCAGCCGGGAACCCCGCCCCGTCGTTGCCTGTAGTTCACGCCCCGGTCACGGTTGCCCCCACGGCCTCGGGTGCAGCCCCCACGGCCAATGCGCCCGCCGTTGAACTCGACAAAACGGGTTTGCCGTGGGACGAACGCATTCACGCTTCGACTAAATCGAAACTCAAGTCGGGCGAATGGAAAGAGAAACGAGGCGTCGACCCTGCGTTGATCGCGAGCGTCACCGCCGAATTGCGCGCGATCCCTACCGGTGCGCCCGCTCCCGTAGACAACCCCGCCGCCGTGTTTGGTGCCGGTGCGCCGGTAGACAACCCCGCCGCCGTGTTTGGTGCCGGTGCGCCCGCTCCCGCATTGCCTCAAGCCCCCGCGCCCACTGCGCCTGCGGGCGGTGATCCGACGACCTTCGAACAACTAATGCCGCGACTCACTCCCGCCATTAGCTCGGGCCAACTGTCACCGCTTGCATTGCAAAACGCTTGCACTTCGATGGGCCTTGCGAACGTCGTCGGTTTGCAGCAAAACCCCGCGCTCGTGCCTAGCGTGTGGGCCATTTTGAAACAACAAGCCCCCGGCCTGTAATGAGCGCACACGCGTTTTTAGCGCCCTCGGCCGCCGCACGTTGGGTGCGGTGCGCCTTGTCGGCGAGCCTTGAGGCGGCCTACCCCGAGAGCGAAGCGTCGCCGCAATCGCTCGAAGGTACGGCCGCACATTGGGCCGTCGAAATGTTGTTGCGTGGCACGCCGGTTGCGGTCGACACGCAAGCCCCGAACGGGGTCGCAATCACTCAGGAAATGCTAGAGGGTGCAATTCTGGTGCGCGACGATATTGTTCGACAATTGGGGCCTGATTGGCAAAGTCGCCTATTCATTGAACACCGCGTCGAAATCCCACGGGTTCACCCGCAAAATTGGGGAACCCCGGATTACCGGGCGTGGGGTCGATTGCCCGACGGCCGCTTGAAACTGTGGTTATGGGATTACAAATTCGGTCACGGCATTGTCGAAGCGTTCGAAAATTGGCAATTGATCGACTATTTCGCCGGGTGTTTGAGCGAGGCCAAAATCGACGGATTGCAGGAACAAAACACCGTCGTCGACTTGCGCGTCATTCAGCCCCGGGCGTATCACCGCGACGGCCCCGTTCGCTCGTGGATGGTTCTAGCAACCGACTTGCGCGGCCATGTGAACCGCCTCGCAATGGCGGCCGAGGATGCGACAAGCATTTCGCCGACCGCGTCACCGCACCCCGAGGCGTGCGAAAACTGCAAAGGTCGCCACGCGTGCGAAGCCCTGCAACGGGCGTCGTATTTCGCGGCCGACAAAGGTCAGTCGTTCGGCGCGTTGGAGTTGAAACCGCACGCATTGGGCCTTGAACTGCGCGCACTTAAACGCGCACAAGCCTTGCTCGACGCTCGCGTGTCGGGTCTTGAGGCCGAGGCCGTCGCAACGATCAAGCGGGGCCAACTGGTGCCGTTTTGGATGCTCGAATCCTCGCCCGGTCGCCTTGCGTGGAATAAGCCCGACGCCGAAGTTTTGGCACTCGGCGCAATGCTTGGACTCGACCTAGCGAAACCCGTCGAACCGATAACGCCCACGCAAGCGAAGGCCGCAGCAAAGGCGAAAAAAATCCCCGAGACAATTGTCGATTCGTTCGCGTCACGCCCTGCGGGTGCGGCGAAACTTATTTTCGACAATGGTGCGCGTGCGGCCTTGACTTTTTCGTCAAGTGTTGCATAATTAAGTTTTTCAACAACCGTAAAGGTAAATTCAAATGGCAAAAGTAGATTTCTTGACCCCCGTCGGTCGCTTGGTTCAGGGTGACGCGTTCGAAGCGCAAACCAAAAACCAACAAGGGCAACCCCTGATCACCTTGAGCGGTCAACCAACGCAACGCTATTTCATCGCGGTCGCGTTCAAAAAAGACGACCCGGGCTTTCCCGCCCTTTATCAAAAGATGGTCGACGCGGCGCGTTCGTCTTTCCCGACTTTGTTCGATGCGGCCGGGAATTGCACACATCCCCGCTTTTCGTGGAAACTCATGGACGGCGACGGCGTCGACGACAACGGCCGCCAAAACAACACGAAAGAGGGTTTCGCCGGTCATTGGGTCGTCAAGTTTCAATCGTCATTCGCGCCCCGTTGTTTCTTTGCCGGTCACTATGCACCACACGAGCAAATTCAAGACGCGCAGGCGATTAAGCGTGGTTACTATGTGCGCGTCGCGGGCACCATTGAAGGCAACAACAACCCGCAAAAGCCCGGGCTATATGTGAACCTCGGAATGATTGAATTGACTCAAGCCCGCCCCGACTTGATCATTTCGAGCGGCCCTGATGCGAATAGCGTGTTCGGCGGTGGTGCCCCTTTGGCCCCCGCCCCCGTGGGTGCAGCCTTGCCCACGCCCGGGGGTTTTGCACCGCCTGCGGCACCCTCTTTGCCGTCGCCCGGTGTCCCAATGGGTGCCCCTAGCTTGCCCGGTGTCCCAATGGGTGCGCCCGCAATGCCCGTCGCGGTTCCCCCGAATCCGGCGTTTCTCGCAGGCCCCGGCGGTGGTATGCCCGCAGCCCCTGCAATGCCCGGTATGCCCCCGGCACCGCCTGCACCCCCCGCACCGCCTGCGGCCCCTGCGTACCAAATGACGGCGGCCGCTCAAGGCTTCACGCGCGACCAATACGTCGCGCAGGGTTGGACTGACGCGGCGTTGCGTAACGCGGGGATGATGCTATGACAAAGGGGGCCAAAACGAAAGCGGCGACCCCCCGCATTGGTGCGGGCCGCCCCATGCTCGGCGACGAGGTCATGAAATCGCGCACAGTTCGCATGACCGATGCGCAGTGGTTGAAATGCCAACGCCTCGGCGGCGGCGATTTCATTCGAAACAAAATTGATCAAGCGAAGGATAAAACGTAATGCAAAAAGATGATGCACAAAACGTGCTCGACATTGCTTTGACAACCACGGGTCAAAAAGCAATTCGCGACGCGGGTGAAGCCTTGAAACTGTTTTCGCACGGCGCGAGTGTTGCGGCCGGTTGGTGGCAACACAAAGCGACCGGCCTCGACTTGGTTCAAGTCGTAACGCGACCTGAGGGTGATTTGCAAAAGTTGCTCGCCGGGGCACTCGTTGCGCAAAAATTGTGCCTCAGTCATAGCGAAGTCAGCGAAGCAATGGAAGGGCACCGCAAGGGCCTTGCCGACGATAAATTGCCGCATCGCCCCATGATCGAGGTCGAAATTGCCGACGCGTTTTTGCGACTCGCCGACCTCGCGGGGGCCTTGAACCTCGACCTCGGCGGCGCGATTGCTGAAAAATTGGCCTACAACGCCACACGGGCCGACCACAAGGCCGAGGCACGCGCGGCCGAAGGTGGAAAGGCTTATTAATCATGCGCAAAACTTCCTTGTCGTTGGCGGCCGCTTCGGCTGCGTTGTTGGCTGCGGCCTCGGGCATGAGCGTTGCGCACATTGATAACGTGCGGACAATCCGGGCAATGAGCGACGCGGGCACCGTGACGCAACACCCGGGCGGCCAATCCAAAAAAGCGGGCACCAAGTCGAGCGACTTCGCCCGGGGTGCGTGGCTTCGACTGCGTGGCACCCGTCGACGTCGCTCGGCGTATGGTTGGACGAACGCGCATCAAAAACGCGTCGCCCTCAAGGCTCGAAACGTGAAACGCAACCGTCGCAAGTAATGCAACTTATCCCGCCCCCGCCCCCGGTCGACCACGACCCCCGCCCGCTCGCGCTTTACGATACCGAATGTTTTCCGAACTATTGGTTGCTGAAACTGCGCCCGCGTGGGGGTCTTGCGTACTCTTATCGACTGCGGGCGGGTGAGCGGTTTAGCAATCCCGAACGCCTCGCCATCGTGCGATTGTTTGAGGCTTACACGACCGTAAGTTTCAACGGCATAGGTTACGACGTGGCAATGATCACCGGGGCCGTGTGCGGCCTATCCTGCGAAGAATTGAAGGCTTTGAACGACCGCATAATCGTCGAGCGTGTCAAGCCGTGGGAATTGGGTTTACCTGAATGGAAACCCGCCGACCATATCGACATTATGGAAGTCGCCCCGGGCGCAGGATCGCAAAAGCAATATGCGGGCCGCATCCATTGCCGCACGATGCGCGACCTACCTTATAACCCCGACCATTATTTGACCGAGGCCGAAATTGTCGAGGTTGAAGCGTATTGCGAAAACGACCTCGACGTTTTGGGCGAGTTGTTCGACGCGTGTCGCCCGTTGCTCGCCATGCGCGAAAAGGTCGGCGCTAAGTACGGCCTAGATTTGCGCAGCAAAAGCGATGCACAAATGGCCGAAGCGGTGTTGCGCAAGCGGTGCGAGGCCGCACTAGGCCGCCGAATCTTCAAGGGCGAAATTGATTGGGGCCTGCAATTCGTTTACAAGGTGCCCGCGTTCATTTCCTACGAACTCCCACAACTGCAACGCGCGCTTGAACTCGTGCGGCAATCCGTCTTTCGATTGGGTGCGACCGGGGCCGTCGAAATGCCGCCGCAACTCGAAGGGCTTGAGATTGCAATCGGCGGTTCGGTCTACAAAATGGGGATCGGCGGCCTTCACTCGAAAGAGAAAAAACTCGTCGCAATAAGCAACGCGACGCACGTCATAAAAATGCCCGACGTGGCGAGCTATTACCCGAATTTAATGATCAACTCGGGCGAGTATCCCCCTGCGCTCGGTGAGGCGTTTATCGTCGAGTTCACCGGGATCATGCGCGAACGACTCGCCGCGAAAGCCCTCGCGAAGCAACTCGAAAAACAAGGGTTTAAAGGTTCGGTCGAATGGGTCGAAGCGTCGACCGAGGACGGCGGCGGGAAAATTATGATCAACGGCACGTTCGGAAAAACCGGGTCGCCGTTTAGCGTTTTATTTGCCCCGTCAATGTTGATTCAAACCACGCTCACGGGTCAATTATCCCTCTTGATGCTTATCGCGTGGCTTGAGCATTACGGGATTCCGGTCATATCCGCGAACACTGACGGCCTCGTCGTAATGTGCCCGCGTCACCTCGAATATGTGTTCGACTATCTAATCGACGAATGGCAAAAACGCACGGGCCTAACAATGGAAACCGACAATTATGTTGCCTTGTACGCTCGCGACGTGAACAACTATTTCGCGATCAAGTCACCCGACGACGTGAAGCGAAAAGGCGAATACGCCCGGGCGGGCCTCATGGAAAAGAAAAACCCCGACGTTGAAATTTGCGCCGACGCCTGCGCGTTGTTTCTCGCGAAGGGTGTTCCCCTGATCAAGACGATCACCGAATGCCGCGACATTCGCAAGTTCGTAACGATCCAAAAGGTTAACGGGGGCGGCGTGAAAATGTGGGGCGAGGGGCCGCGCAAAGGTGCGCTCGTGCGTCAAATGGTGCCGGTGCTAGAGGCTAACGGTTGGCACAAGGCGGGCCGCTTGTGGCTGCGTGGTGACGTCGCCCAACCCGTCGACGCGGCAACGGCCTATCGCATGTGTTTTGCACCCCAAACGCCCGAGTATTTAGGTAAGGTCGTTCGTTGGTATTACTCGACGCAAGCCCCCGGGCCTATCGTGTACGCCACGAACGGCAACACCGTGTCGCTATCCTACGGCGCGCGGCCCTGTATGACACTGCCCGACACATTCCCGAACGACGTCGATTTCGATTGGTACGTCGCGAAGGCCGAAGGGATGTTGCACGACGTCGGGTTCTATACCCTTACAAATTAATAAGGTATTGCGTTATTTGATTTCGTGTTGCATAATTGAGCCATCAACAACGCAACGGAGAAACGCAAATGAACAAAGCACGACGCGCACAACTCGGGGCCATAATCGACCGCCTCGAACGAGTCGGCATTCGTATTGCCGAAATTACCCCCGAACTCGAAGCCATCAAAGGCGACCTCGAAAGCGTTCGCGACGACGAACAAGAGGCGTTCGATAACTTGCCCGAATCCATTCAAAGCGGCGAGCGCGGTCAGGATATGGAAAACGGTTTGAGCCAACTCGAAAACGCGATAAGCACGGTCGAGGAACTATTCGACGCCCTCGACGGGTTCGACGTTGCCGACGTTCAAAGCGCAATCGACGACGCCCGGGGGCAAGCGTAATGCGCGACTATCTGATCAACACCGACGCGGCCCCGGCGCATGTGATCCGGGCGGCCTCAAGCTGCGACGCGATCATTCAAACCCTCGACCAATACCCACACGCCCGCCGGGTGAGTGCGAGGCTATTCGCGCAACCTTAATTCGTCTTGACACGCTCCAAGGCGGGCGACTGTTTGGTCGATTCCGTCGAGTAAGGCGAAATAATCTTGTCGAGCATCGCGCGCAAGTTCGGGGCCGGTTCCATGATCCACGACGGCACCGGGGGCCGCTTCGGTTGTTGGGGTTCCGGGGCACGTTGCAGCGACCCGCAGGCCGAGAGTGCCAACGCTAACAGCATCGCGGCGACTATTCGTTTCATTTTGAGCCTTTCGAAGTTCGAACGCGTGGGCGTCGTTGGATTTGGCGAGTTTGAGGGCGAGGGCGTCGCGATCCTCGACGGCCTTGTCGCGGGCCTCGATAGCGGCCGTCAGGCGCGTGTTTTGCTCGGTTTGGTATGTCGCATCCAACCGCCAACCGTTAACGCCCCAACCGCAGCCAAAGGCCACGACGAGCGCAATCAACGACCCCCAATTCACGACGCCACCTTTTGCCAGTTTTGCCAATTGCGCAGGCGTTCGGCGTACCCGTTCGAGTCGCCGACGGGCGCAGTTTTGCGGCCCCGGTTGACCTTGTCGCAATACCCGTCGAAGTCGCCACGGTCGGCGAACGCATTCAGCCCGCACATATCGACGAAATCGGCGGCCGAGAGTGCGGCCCATTCAATCTGCGCGAGTAATTCGGGGTATTCCTCGAAGTCGGGAACGTCCATTTCGGGAAACTTTGCGCGCAGGCGGTCACGAACGGCGGCGTGATTGAACCGCCCGGTCGTTTGGAATAGGCCATGACCGCGAAAGCGACGGCCGTCGCCGGGTTGGGTATTGCCGAGGTCACGGCGGCCTTCGTAGCGCACTTGTGCGGGCGTTGGCCCCCATAATTCCGACGTATAGTGCAGGCCCCCGGACTCGTGCCCCGCGTTGGCTAGAAACATGCCAATTCGTGCGGGGGTCGTGATCCCGTAAGCATCCATTGCGACGGTAAGGCGTGGCAACCATTCGGCCGCAAGTGTGAGCGACGCGCACCCGGTCGCCGCTTTGATTTGTTGGGGTGTCAGTTTCACGGCACGCGCCTTTCATTTGACGGGGGTCGGTTTTGTTGTATGAGGCTGCGGGTTCGCCGTTCGCTCACAAGCAAAAGGGCGGTGCCTGCGATCAACAACGACAACCACGGGTTCGGGATGTAGCCTTGTGTGATCAAGAGGATCACCCCGGCCGAACCCACGGCAAGGAACGCGAACGCGAGGCGAACAACGACGCGGCAATTCCCTTGCATTTGGTTCAATACCGGCTCGACCTTGAAAAATATCACGAGGCACGCGACAAACGTCAAGGCTTGAAGGGTGAGGGCTTGAGTGATCATTTGGCGGCGTCGTTGATTTTTGACGAAGCGAACCGCATAAACGCGGGGCCTAAAACCCGGTGAGCCAATAGCCCAACGACCACGGCGGCCGGGAGTTGCAACGAGGCGAGGGGCAACACGTTTCGCACGACTTCGTAAGAGGTCGCCACGGCGGCCGCAGCCGGGGCCAAATAACCCGCCAAAATGGCCGCGAGCGTGGTCAAGGCGACGCGTTTTGCCCAATGGGTCGGGGGGTAGTAGCTCTGCGCCCAAACGCCGCCCGCAAAGCCTGCGATTAACACGGCCGGGTCGAGGCCCGTAGACACGCCCAAAAGCGTGATTCCGGTCGTCGTTAGCCCTGCGCCTGCAATTGTCACCCCGTCGGCCATGTGTTCACCTTTTGCGATTTGTTAGATTCGCAATCATACCGGGGGAACCGGCCAACCGACCGCGCCCGGGAAGCCTTTTTGCTTCGTCATATCGCGCAAGGCTTGACGATACCCGGCCCATTTTTCACGCGTCACCTCGGGGACGTCCCCGAGTTGCGTCCAATCGCACGAAGCGAGCAACGCGGCACGCTTTGCGCGAACTGCGGTTTCGATTTGCTCGGGTGTCGGCTTGGTCAGTTCGAGCATTTCCTCTTGACTGATTTCGACGACGTCGGCGGGGATTGACGGCAACGATTCGGCAAGAAACGCCGTTTCGAGTGAATACGTGTTGCCGTTGGTGTCTTTGAAGTGTGTAAACATTTTCGACCTTTAAATTCGAAGTTCAGTCCAAGAGGCAACGCCGTTAGCTTGATACGTCGCGCCCGGGGGTACGATGCCAAACGCCATAGTTCGACCCGAAACACCGCTCCCCGACTGCCCCAATTGCATAGAGGGCAACGTGACGCCGTTAATGATCAAAGTCGTCGAACCGACCGAGGCCGTAAAGTCGCCGCTAGACACTGAAACCGCAATGGGTCGACCCGTGCGGTTTACGTGGGTGGTTCCCGCAAATCGAGTCGTTCCCACCGTGAACGATTGCCACGTTTGACGGTATCCAAGGCCCGAGGAATAGCCGAGCGAGTTACCGCCGACGGGTTGCACGAGCGAGGGGGCCGTCGCCCACACGCCGACCGCCGCTTGCGTGCTAAGAATAAGCCCGACGATCCGATAGGGCACGCCGGTACGCGCGACCGTTGAATAAATGCCGTATCCTGCGACCGCGTTGATTGTGGTCGACGCAACCGCGACGAGGCAATCGGTCGTATATGTACCCGTGCCCCCGGTTCCCGTACCCAACGCGACAATTTGAGTGCCCGCCGGGATACCCGCCCCGCCAATTTGTTGACCGACGGCAAGCGTTCCCGACGTGACGGCGGTCACGGTCATAACACCCGTTGACACTGCAATCGAAGCGGTTACGACGGCGGCCTCGCTGATCGCACGGGTGTCGATAACGCCTTGTTCGTCCAAAATTTGACCGCCTCGTTCGGTGACAAGTGCAGCCTCAAGGCCGCCGCCGACTGCGGTCGCGTCAATCGCGAGCAAATACAAAAGGTTTGCAACACCGGCCAACGCGCCGAGGGCCGCACCGTTGGGGGCGACCACGCTCACGGCCGCCGCGATTGTGCGTTTGTTGACCGTGCCGACCGTTAAGTTCGGGTTGCGAAAGTCGATTGATTGGGGGTTGATCGTTGCGGTCAGGGCGTTGGCCGCGACGCTCGCCGCGACGGCCGAAAGTTGCGGCACTTGCGCAGGGGCCGCACCGGTCGCCGGGTTGAGCATGACGATTTTGGCGAGCGTCGAATCGTAGACGTAGAAGCCCCAAAAGCCCGCGCCCGAAATGTCCCCGGCCGCGAGGGGTTGGTCGGCCGCCTTGACAACCGTCACCGCCCCCAAACCGTTCACGTTGATCGACGGGGTCGACGAAGTGTTCGCGCCCGTGTGTTTGATCATGAAAACCTCGCCGTCGCTGAATCCGGTCGCGATGGTTGGCACGAAAGTTGCGACGATTGCGTCGACCGTACCCGTCGCCAACACCCGGGGTATTGTTTCGCGAACGGGCAACCAATCGGCGGCGACGGTAGGTAACGACGTGTTGTTCGTCTTGCGCGACGCGTACACAACGCCGTTATAACGACACACGGCGTTTATGTCGTAGGGGTAGGGCGTGCCGCCGTTTAGCGCGGTCGTAATGAAGTCGGGCACGCCGGTTGCCTGCAACTCGGCGAGCGCGGTCGTAATGTCGAAATAAAGTTGATTTGCCTTGTCGCGTTCGATGTTTTTCGCGGCCGGGTCGGTCTTTTGACGTTGATAGTCGAACCCGTAACCTTGCGTATAACTGACAAAACCGCTCGCGTCGATTGCGTCGGGAATTGCCGCCCGGTCGCCCGAGTTGCCGAAGGGGATGCGAAAGAATTTAAGCATGATAAAAATTCCCGTTTGTAAATGTCTCGTGATAGCGGCCGAATCCGAAGCCGTCAGCCTCGCCGACGATCACATAGTCTATCGCAACCCCTGCGGGCCGTGGTAACAAGTCATATTCGGTCAAGACGGTTTCAAGGCTCGAACTCAGGGGGAACGCGAACACATAGCGCGCGTTCATTTGATACCCGTCGTTTACATAGGCGAGGCCCAACGACGAAAAAACAAACTTGAAAAACGCGTTAATTTCGGGCACCGTGCCGCGTGTGGTCAATTGGAAATAGCGCAACTGCAACACAAGGCGTTTTTGTTCGAGCGTGAGAATGACCGAGTTTGTCGACGCGAAGTTGCCTTGCGCGAACCCCTCGCGATATTGACCGAAACCGAAAATCGGTTTGTTCGGATCATCACCCTTCGACGTCAGGGCGATTGGAATGTCGAGGATCGTCGCCCACACGGCACACCCGAAATCGTTCGCGGTGCGTAGGTCGAAAACGTCGACCAACCAATCCGACCAAAACGTCGAATGTTCGGCGGCGTACCATTCCGATTTAGCCCTAATCAACGCCTCAAGGCGTGCGGCGTCGTTGTGTTGCCAAAGTAACGCGCGCAGGCAATCGACCGAAAAATCGAATTGTTGAATCTGCGTTGTCATGCGATCACGACCAAAATTGTCGCCTGCGTGATTGTTGCGATTTCAGTGATCGCGACCGGGATTTCGTCAGTCGTCCACGCGGTCGGGCTTGCGAGACTGATTTCGGATTTCAGCACGTACAAACCGGGCGATTGACGCGCGACCGCCCCGGCCAATTCGAACGCCGACACTTGCCCGCCGACAACGAAACCGGGTTCGCCGTCGATTTGCCCTTGCGCATAGGCCAAAACGGCCGCCTGTACGATTGCGGTCACGTCCCCGAGGGCAGTCCCCCGGCGAACCGTTAAACGAGCTTGCACGGGCTTTGCGGTCGGCCGCGTGAACTGCACCGGGTACGATTGGCCGCTCGACGGGTCGGTGACGTTGACGGTCGTCGAACCGTTCATTGCGGCCCCGAGGCTTTTATTTTCGAGGATCGCCGCAGCGACCGCCGCGTCGGTGCCCCCGTCAACGCATAGAAAAATGGATTTCGCGACCATCGAAACGCCGTCGATTGTTTGGGTCGTCGACGCGGTGTTTTCGCGAAACACAAGGGATCGCACGCCGTCGACGCCGTAAACGCCCGAACTGATCGCCACGGGTAACGCGACATTTTGCGCGCCGAGTGTGTTTTTGCGACGCAGGCGGGCCGACAAATCCGATTCGACGTTGCGCCCGGGCGTGCCCACCGTGGGGTTCGTGACCGTGTCCCAACCTAAAACGCCGGTCACAATCTGCGACAAGGCCCCGACGTTGACCGCAACCGGCCCCGCGTCGACCGCCTGAAACTCTACCGAACCCACGCCCGACCCGTCGAGGGTGACGTCACTCACGCTTGCGAACAACGTCCCGTCAACGAGCGACGCTTGTGATCCGGCGGGGATCAATGTGCCCGCGAGGCCGCCGAGGGTGACGCCTAGAACCGACGTTTTTGTCGCGGGTAGACGTTGACCCCCGGTGAGTGCCCAAATTGCGTCGAGGAACACGCCCCCGGCGACGTTGGGGTTTATCTGGTTGGCGAGGGCCGCATTGTTGGCGACCACGTTCGAGCGGGCCAACACCTCGGCGGTGATCAAAACACCTTGAGGCGTGTTCGGTGTCACGACCAAATCTTGACCGAAAACCGCTTTGTATTCGTTTTCGACGTCGGTTTGAATGCTCGCCGTTTCAGGAACGACGACGCCCGTTTCGTCTAAGTATTGGTAATCAGCCATTCAAAACCCCCGGGCCGTAAATTGTTTGGATGTTCGCCGCGTATGATAACGCGCCCCCTTCGATTTTGGTCGTTAGGCTTTCGACCGCCGTCACGCCGTCGACCGCAGTGATCGCCCGCCGCAAATAGGCTTCGAACTGCGAAAGGTTCGGCGCACCATTCCACACGGCCGCGAAGTTGGGCAAGCCCTGATCGACTGCGAAAACCATTTCGCCGAGTTGCGTTTGTGCCGCTTGTTGTGCCGCTTGCATGGTCGCGACAAGGCCGTCGGAAATCGCGAGCGAACCGTCGTTTGCGATAAAAATGTCGTTGTTTGAATCGACCGTTAGTGTTCGGGTCATGGTCGCACCTTATGGGTTAGAGGGGCCGGGGCTTGTGCCGTGCTTATGCGTACCGAAAACGATCCCGTTAATCGTGACCGGCCCGGTCATTTCAACGCCCGCCGCGCTTAGTTTGATCGAAGCCCCGGGCGCGACTATGTTCACCGACGAAGCCCCGAGCGACACGCGAACCGACCCGTCGAGCGACTGCAACGTGAAGTTTTCAGCCTCGCCGCCCACCGTGGTAATTCCGCGCATTGCGTCGGGTATGAACACCGCGTCGGCGAATGAGTGTTTTCGCAGGGTGTTTGGGGCGTTGTCTTTGTACGCCTGCAACACGAGGGAAATGTCGCGGTCGTTGGCCTTTAACCACCCCAAATCCCCGGCCTTGAGATTGGTCGACAACACGAAGCCTCCGCCGCCTAATTGCAACACGGGAACGCTCGCGTATTGCGCCCGGGTAATTTGCCGGTTATCGGTCGTCAATAGCTTGACCATAGGCACCACGACGGCGCGATTTTTCACGCGGTCATAGGAAACCACACGGGCGGGCAACATATCGTCGACGCCTTGCAAAAATTTGTCCAACACTTGACGCGCGAAGCCGAGCAACGAATCGTCGTTCGCCGGGTCGCGCGAGGGGTTGGCGTGTTCGTCAGCCATTGCGGGTAGCCTCGGCAATTAGATAAAAGGGGGTATCGCGGTTTGCCAGTTCAAATCCGAGTTTAAAAATGGTATATGAACCGTTAGCGGCCGGGTTTAATTTGCTCGTGATTTTCAACGCACCCCCGAGGGTCGTTTGATTATCGAAAAGCATTTTCACTTTTATACCTTGCTCGGTAAATTCAGGGATTCCAATCATTCCCGAATCGAGGTTCAATTCGCGCACTCGATTTGCGAGCGGTTTATTGAAGTCTTTCACGATCAACGCTTTGTCGTCGACGTATGCGTTCACCCGGCCGAGGTTTCCGAGTTGTTCGACTTGCTTCGCCGCGCTCCCGGTGTAAGAGTAATTCGATATTTGTTTCGGCTTCGCTTGAAAGTTCAACGACAAGCCTAGTTCGCTCGCAGTTTTGGCGGCGATGTTTTGCATAGGCGTGATGCCGGGTTGCGAGCTTGCGATTATTTCGCCTTTCGCGTGGTCGCCCGTGGCCGCCTTGAGGGTCAAGGTAATGTCGGGTGGTTGCGCGCCGACGGCGTTCGTTATGTCGCCCTGAAAGACGAGGGCGTACCCGGTACTCACGCGGCCCGCTTCCACGGTTAAGATTTTGCGTTTCTTGTTTTTGTTGAAGGGGCTTGTCTCGGTCAAGAGGTAATCGCGCGTCGCTTGGTCGAGGTTGGTAATTTTCACCTCGCATTCGTTTTGATTGGCGTTCGCGTACTTGGTGCCGCTCGCCGTCATGGCGAGGCCCTCGTATAGCTTTAGCTGGCCGCTGATTTCGATACCGATTCGCAGCAAGCGGGGGTCGAGTTCGGGGGTCGTTGCCATGATCACGCCGCCCGGTAGGCCGCAAGCTCGGCCGGGGTTAGATAGACGAGGAATTGCGTAACGTTGAATTGATCCCAATAGGGGATCGCCTCGCCGTCGGTCGTCATAATGAAATTGCCCGACTCTTGATAGCGGTAGGGCAAAAGCGGGGTGCCCGCAGTGACGCGGATATTCGACACGAGGGCCACGCCATCGCGCGAGATTGAAGCCGCCATGACGCCGTTAGCCTCGCGCAAGTCGATAACGTAGAGTCGCTCGTCGAGTTGGATCGTTAGCGACTGATTCGGAAGGGCGGCGATACCTACGTCGATCATTTGAAGAAGCTCCCGAGTACCGACGATTTGCGCGCCGGGGGCGATTCGGTCGGTTGTTGCTGGCCCCGGTTCGTGGTGTTCGAGTCTTTCGGCTTGGCGACCTTGAGGGCCGAGAATTGCGGTTGCACGAATTGCGCCTCTTTCAGCGACAAGGCCAAGGCCACGCCGTCGAACATTTCGGGCGTTTCGTCGTGCGGCATTTTCTCAATCAGCATAGACGGGAACGAATCGACGCGGGTTTGAACCGTGAGCAATTCGCCGCGCTTGAACAGGTCGCGCACTTGCTGATAGACCGCCGCGTAATCCTCGCTCGCAAGGATCATTGCAAGCTCGATATTGACCGGCAAAATAATACGATGGTCGGTAATGGTCGCGCCCGTTTCGAGCGGGTGTTCCATCGCCTTCGACGTACGCATGACCGTAGCTTTAACCGCCCGGGCCTTGGCGAAAACCTGCGTAAAATTTGAGGTCAAGACCGCGATAACGTCTTGCGCATTTGTGGGGGTCGTACTCATGCCAATACCCCGTCGTCGAAGTTATTCACGGCCTGCCGCATTTGCGTTTGCATGGTGCCGCCTATGGCCTTGCTGATACCTTGGGCGTCGGTCGCTTGCGTATGCACTTCGACTTTGCCGACCTGTACCGACGTTTGCTTGCCGCCTTTGGTCGTGTTGCTGATACTGTTCGAGGTCTGCGCACCAAGGGCCGCGCCCGAAGCCTGCCCGAGCGCGCCTTTACCGGCGGCCAGCCCCTCGGAATCGCCCCCGCCAAAGCCGAGAAACGATTTCGCTTTGTTGAATGCCGAGACGACCGTATTTATGCCATCCATGACGACGGCAATCGCGGCCTTAATCGCGGCCACAACCGCGTCCCATACGCCCGTGATCGTATCGCCTGCGGCCGTGAAAGCGTCGGTAATGGTGCCGACGACTTCTTTCAGGCCGGGGAAGTGTTCGATTAGCGCGTCGATACCGGCGGCAATGTCCGATTTGAATTTCTCGAACGCGGCGGCCGGGTCGTCGAACATGCCGACGAGGAAATTAAAAAGGGCCTTCGCAACGTCCCAAAGAAACACAAACTCGGCCCCGAGGGCTTTCAATATCTGGCCGACGATAGGCCATTTATTGACAATCTGCCCGATCATGGAATCGCCGCCCTCGATAAAATTCATTATGTCGTCATAGAGCAAGGCGAACGCCACGCCCACGGCAACGACGGCCAAACCGATCAACGCAAACGGGGCAATCATCGCCCACACGGCAATCGCGCCATTGATCGCGGCAGGGATCAGGAAATACGCAATCGCGCCGCCTATGGCGATAAAAACGCCTTCCATGAACTTGTTATGCTTGAGCAGGAAATCGACGAACATTTTTACGTACTTCGTCGCAACCCCGAGGGCCTCGGTAAAGAAAGGCATTGTCGCAATCTTGAAACCTTCGCTCAGTTTCTCGATATACATTTTCAGGGTATTAACTTCGAGCGTAAGGCCCTTCGTCGCCTTCGTGAATTCTGCCGACCGCTTTACCGCTTGGTCGAGATTGAAGCCGCTCGCCTTATCAACGTCGGCCATTCGCTTTTGAAGGGCCACGAGGTCGGCGTTAAACAGTTTCAGCATGGACGGGTCGAGGCCGAGGCGCTCCATTACGCGAATTTGCGTACCCTTCTCCATATCTTTCATTTTGCCCGCGAGTTCGGTCATTACCTCGGTCGTCGGCTTGATCTTGCCGTGCGCGTCGGTAACGGTAATGCCCATTTCTTCGAATACCTTTTTCGCTCGGCCCATGCCGAGGAAGGTATCTTGTATCGCGGTATCTAGGGCCTTGAGCGCGCCGACGCTCGTTTCTTCGCTGATACCCAGCAAACCGGCGGCGTCTCTGAATTCATCCACGGCGTCGGCCGTCGAACGGAAACGCGCGGCCAACTTGCCGAGTTCGTCGTATGCTGCGGCCGTGGATTTCACCCCGGCCACGAGCGCGCCTATCGAGAGGCCCACGCCCAAGAGGCCCGCCCCCTTGCCGATCAGGTCGTACAGGCTGGCCCCGGCCTTGGTGCCCTCTTTATCGACGCCCTTTAGCTTGTCGATTAGGCCGTCGGCTTTCTTCTCGGTATCCCCGAGGCCCTTGTCGAGCTTCGAGGCATCCGAATCGAACAGGATAAAGAAGGTATCGAGGATCGTCATTTTTGCTTCTTAGCGTGTTCAATGGCGAGGTGTTCATTCCAACGTGTGACCATGATTACCTCCCAAATGTTAAAGGCGTCCTCGACGCTATAGACGGTGCGCAACTCGTTTAGCGTTGCTTTCCCTTCGGCGATGATTGCCCCGATAAATCCATCAACGTTTTGGAAAGGAACGCTTGGGCTTTCAGGGTGATAGCCTCTAAGAAAGTCGAGCCTTTCCCGTTCGCGAAAAAACTTACGTTGTACTCCATCATCGCCATTTCGATACGCGCGAGCGTCTCCCAATCCGGCACATGGTTATCCACGAGGCCACGGGTCGAGAGCGGCAGGGGGCCGCCCTCGGCACGCGGTACGGCAACGAAGGCCATCAGCTTGAGCATGGTTTCTTCATTCACCGCGTAATCGCCGAGCTTGGGCATAGCCGAAAGCGGGTACTTGGCGATAATTTCGCGACCTTGCACGGCCGGGAATTTTGACAAGACATAAACGCGCTTTTCGCCGCGTTGCGTCTCGATAGTGATCTCTTTCGGTTCGATCATTTTGTGCGCCTTGGGTTAAGTGCGATTGACGTTTTCGAAGGCAAAAGCGTACGCCTTCGTCTTGAGGCGGCCCGCGCTCGTGGCACTGTTCGACGGCATACCGTCGGTGATCGTGCCTTGAGTAAAAGACGACGTGCGGCCGTCGGGGTAAATGACGGTGATCGCGATAACGTCGCGTGCGCCTTGCTTCCCCTTACCGACGCGGTTCGCTTCGAACAAGACCGACAAATTCTTGTCGTCTTCGCCGTTCGGTACGACGTTGAGGGTAACGGGAATCGGGTTTGCCTTGCTCCACGTGATCAGGTCGCCATTGACGCCCATCGCTTTGTCCCGAATCTGCATACTCGGCGCGTCGCACG